TGTTCTTTGATGCTTTGAACCTGAAGTGGGAATACGAGGTCGAGGGGTTTGATCTCGATGGAGTCTGGTATCTCCCCGATTTCGAGGTGGCGCGTTCCGATGGGAGCACTTTATGGGTAGAGATCAAGCCATTTCGCCACGACGATGACCAAAAGTTCTCGGCGTTTGCGCGGACCCTAAGAGCACCCGACAAGGCTGTGCTGTTTGACGGAACGCCATACGAGTACGCCGAGCACTGGGGCCCTCACTATCTACAGGATGCCCTGCGGTTGCTTCCGCCGGTCACACGCGGCCTGGCCCGGGGCCTCCCAGGTGTCTCGGAAAAGCGCTTGCACACCATGATTGAAAAGGCTGCCCAGGTAGCGCAGCGGGCCCGCTTCGAGCATGGAGCTTGCGGATGAACCGCGCCCTGCAGCTCGACGCCGAGTTTGACCGCTTCATCTCGGAGAACCCGCATATCTGGGAGCACTTCAGGCTCCTCGCCGTGAAAATCAAGGCCCGCGGTCACGACCGCTGGGGGGCCAAGGGACTGTTTGAGGTGCTGCGCTGGGAGCTGGCCCTGGCCACCAACGCCGAGGCCGGTAAGCCCCGACTCAATAACAACTACACCAGCCGTTTCGCCCGGAAGCTGCTGCAGGACCCCGAGTTCGCTGGGTTCTTCGAGCTGCGCCAGCTCAAAGGTGGCGAGCCTGAGTGACCTGGCTCAGTTGCTTGCTAGTGACGCAGCTAGGTGTTAACCTTGTCCCGTGGCCGCTCCTGGCCTGTTCGACGTGGGTAGAGGGGGTCGGTGCCACGACCCCTTTCTCTCAGTCCCCGGTTCCATCGCATCCGATCCAATGCTCCACCGCATGAATATCCTCGGCTTCGCCTTCGGGATTGCACTCGCAATGTGCGCCATCAACTACGGCACACAGCACCCGACCGACGACCTACCCCACGTCAGCGTCTCTCGTTCCAACTGAACTGAGTTCCTATGTCATCTCATCCCAGTGAGCTGGCTGAGCAGGTGATTCGCTTCGCCGCGATCCACCGGCCTCAACAGCTGAAAACGAAACTCCTCGTTGTCCTCGGCGCCTTTCTGCTGCAACACGAGGCCCTGCTTAAAGAGTGTGCCGGTGAAGTGCAGCGCATGATCGAGTGCGGCTGTGATGGCTGCGTCGAGAGCGCCGCCTTTGCCATCAGCAGCCACGCCAGCATCCACTCCGATCTGCGCCAGCTCTCCATCGCCTACGACCTGATCACCGAGGTCTGCGCCGAGTTCGACAAGCCTGAGAAGGAAGCCTTCGACCAGGCCGCAGACTCCCTGCGGGAGAGGATGATTCACAACTGCGCCGGTGACGACACCGACGTGGCCCGCGCCAGCCTTGAGCGCCTTCTATCGCATCCCACTGAATCGGATACCAATGAGCAGGTTTGACCCCGACGTGCCGCCGCAGGAATCAAAGGAGCGGTGGCTTAATTCGTTCCTCCTGGGCCGTGATGTCGAGCTGCAGGAGCTGTATGAGCTGCCCACCCGTGAGCTGGACCTGATTCGCGCCGAGGCTCTCACTGTGATGTCGGATCCCGAGACCCGCCGCATCAAGTACCTCTTTGCCAGCTATTTCGAGAAGCTGGCCCAGATCATCACCGACCGACGCATTGCCGAAGAACGCGATCAATGACAGTCAGCACCCCCGTCTACCGCAAGCTCGGCCTGTCGATCACCGAGCACTTCCACCGCCTGGGCAAGACCTTCGCCGCTGACACCGAGACCGCCCTGGCCCCTGACGCTTTCCGGGGCGTTGGCTTTGTGCGCCTGTTCCAAGCCTGGAGCGATACCCATTCGTTCTGGTTTGACCTAGCTGAGTTCGGTGAGCCCGAGTGGGCCGAGTTGCGCTTCAACCTGGAGCGCAGTGATCTCACGGTCATCTTCCAGAACGCTGCTTTTGACCTGCGGGTTCTCCAGGGCTGCGACATTCACCTGCGTGGGCAGGTTCACGACACCATGCTGCTCAGCTGGTTGCTCGGGAACGGGACCCCCAATCACTCCAATGCGCTCGACGCCATTGCGCTGCGGCAGCTGAAAATCCCCCTGGATAAGAGCCTGCAGAAGCAGGATTGGATGAACGCTGAGCTGAACGACGACGACATGGCTTACGCCATGGCCGACGTGGAGGTGGTTTGGCTGGCGTTCCCCATGCTGCTTGCCCAGGTGTATGAGGACCGTTTGCAGGCGGCCTATGAGGTCGAGCTGAAAGCGATCCTGCCCACCATCCAAATGGAATCCACCGGGCTCCACATGGACCGGGCCCTGTTGGATGAGCAGGTGGCTGAGCTGATCGAAACCCGTGACAGCTCCCTGTATGAGTTCATCGGGATGCTCGACTCCGACCTGCAGGAGTACGACCACGAGGGCCTGCCCCGGCTGGCAGATGGCCAGATCAACCTGAACAAAGTCACCCGCGGCTCCGTCCGCCTGGGGACAAAGGTGTACGCCGGTTTCAACCCGGGCAGCAGCACCCAGATCCTCAAATACTTCAACGCCATCGACATCGATCCGCGTGACCCGACCGGCAAGCCCAGCGTCGATAAGAAGTTCCTGGCTGCCTTCGCCCACCGCAACGTGGTGAACATCTACCTGCAGTGGAAGCGGGCGGATAAGCACCTGCAGATGTGCAAGACCCTGATCGAAGCCCAGCAGGACGACGGCAGGATCTACGCCCGCTTCAATCAGACGGGCACGTTCACAGGTCGCTACAGCTCCTCCGGCCCCAACCTGCAGAACCTGCCCCGTGGTCCGATGCGCTACTGCTTCACCGCACCGGAAGGGCGGGCCATTGTCGATCTGGACTACAGCGGCATGGAACTGCGGGCCCTGTGCTCACCGGCAATCGCGGATGAGCCGACGATGCGTGAGGCATTCAATAGCGGGGCGGACATTCACCGGCGCACCGCGTCCCTGATGTTCGAGATCCCCGAGGAGGACATCACCGACGAAGAACGCCGGCAAGCTAAGGCCACAAACTTTGGCGCCGCATATGGCAGCGGTCCTGGTGGGCTAGTTGCGTACTTCCAGTCCCTGGGCCAGACGATCTCCCTGGCCGAGGGAGAGGCATTTCTCAAGGCATGGCTGGCGGCCTACCCCAACATCGCCAAGTGGCACCAGAACTGCCGCGAATGGGTGCAGGCCGGGGAGCCGGTGCGGATGGTTGATGGCCGCCGCCGCTGGCTGGTGGGTGAGGCCGCTAAGCACACAACCATGGCCAACAACATCTGCCAGGGCTCCTGTGCTTCTGCAATGAAGCTGGCTCTCTGCGCCATCTATGAGCGGATGCCTGCCATCGATCCCACGGCCCGCCTGGTGGGTGTAATCCACGACGAAGTGCTAGTCGAGTGCGATGAGAACTGCGCCGAGGAGGTGCTGGCCATGGCGAAAGAAGCCATGGTCGAGGCTGGTATCGACATCTTCGGAGACTCGATCCTGCTGGAAGCCGATGGTGGCGTGGGTGATTCCTGGGGAGCGGCGAAAGGCTAATGGCACGTTGTCCGACTCTTACCTGCCCCAATTGCGGCAGCCCCACCAGCCGTGTGGTCCTGGTGAAGCACGTTGATGACGACCACACCCTGCGCCGGAGGCACTGCCCCGAGTGCGATCACAGGTGGTACACCGCCCAGGGCCGCGAACAGTCGATCGAGACGTGGCGGGTTCACTGGACCGGCCGCAAGACCATCGAACTGCTGCCGGAGAACGAGGTCCAATGAGCACACACGTTTGGCACTGCCGCTTTCTGGAGCTGGCGCAACTCGTGAGCACCTGGAGCAAGGATCCATCAACCCGCGTTGGTGCGGTTGCCGTCCGCGATAAGCGGGTGCTGAGCACCGGGTACAACGGGCTGCCCCGCGGCGTGGCCGATCTATCTGAGCGACTCACTGACCGCAACACGAAACTGCTGATGACAAGTCACGCCGAGACGAACGTGATCGTTTCGGCAGCACACCATGGCGTTTCGTTGGACGGGGCCACCGTCTATGTGACGCTCTGGCCCTGTTCCTCCTGCGCAGCCCAGCTGATCAATGCTGGTGTTTCGCAGGTAGTCATCCCAGAGCAGCCCATCCCTGATCGATGGGCTCAGTCCTTCTCTCTGGCGATGACGATGTTCGCCGAAGCCGGCGTACAGCTGCTTCAAATCCCCAGTTCCAACTCATGAACGACCTGCACCCCATCGTCCAGCAAGCGGTTCAAGACCGCCTCGAAACCGCCTACCTACTGGCAGGGCGCAATGCCCCCGATCACCCGCTGCATTGCCTCTACACCGACCTGGCTGGTGAGCTTCAAGCAAAGGGGATCACGATCGATGACTGATGTAGTCAAGGAGCCAGAGCACTACCGCACCGGCGAGATCGAGTGCATCGACGCAATCCGCGCCGCCCTTGGGCCTGAAGGATTCACCGCCTACTGCCAGGGGAACGTCCTCAAATACGCCTGGCGCTGGCGATTTAAGGGGGGCGTGGAGGATTTGCGCAAGGCGCAGGTCTACTTGGAATGGATGATCGAGTCCGCTTCCTCGTAGACTAATCCTACCTACCTCAGTTGCTGTGGCCACAGATAGCCGAGCTGAAGTCATAAAAATGCTCAGCTCGGCCGTCTCCAACGCCACTGCTGGGGAGATCCAACGTGCTGTCGAGTTCCTCCTGTTCGCCAGGAGCGTCCGCATCGGCAAGCACGACCTCAGACGAAAAGGGCGCAGGTCCGCTGCTTTGAAAAATCGTGACTACAACAAGCGGCAAAGTTGACCAACAGCGGCATAGCGGTATGGCTGTGCGGCAAAGTGCTGCGTATGCAGAAGACCAGCAGTTCATGGATGCGCGATCCGCGCTGATTTCGATCGCCAACCGCCGAATCAGAGCGTTAAGCGCACCGATACCACCTTCCCCCGATCCACTTCAACCCGCGCCACAAACTCCAGGTAGATCGCCCGCAGTTCCTCAGGCGTAGCCATCTCCCAGGCTTCGGCCTCAGCGAGGGCCTCCAGCACTGCCCGCTGTCGGTCAGAAGGTTCATGGCGTAACTGCTCTAGGCGCTGACGCTTGATTTCGATGGCTGGTGCTAGGTCAGGGTCGCCCTGAGCCTCGAGCCGAGCGATCTGATTCCGCAGGTCCTCGGCTTCTGGTGGCTCCTCCGCGATGTAACCGGCGAGGGCGTCTGCTTTGGTGCGGAGAGCGTCGTTTACAGCGGCAGATATAACGGATTCCCTTGTTCCCTTATATCGGGAAACGCAACCTCGGGTGCGACAGATAACAGAGGGAATCTTGCGGCTGCCCGCGTAGCCTGCCCTCTTGCCACAGTTCGGGCACCAGCACAGCGAGGTCAGCAGGTTAGGGGTCACGGTGGAATTGGCACCCCAGTGCCGGCGATTTTGCTCCAGTTGTACTTGGATAAGCCCCCATTCGTCAGGGTCGATTAAAGCGGCGTGGCAATCCCATGCGATCTCGGCAAACACATGGTTTGGTTGCTGCTGCCAGCCAATACCGCCGCGCAAGATCGGGTTGAGCAGCCATGCCTTAACAGCGCGGCAACTGTTGAGCGGAATGGCGCCCTCGAACTGATCGAGCGCCGTGTTCATGCGCCATTTGCACTTTCTGAGTGTCGCAAGAAACCGTAGTGCGCTATCCCATTCGAGAGGGTCCGGTTCGATACCGCTGCGATCTTCCTTAATGCGGTAGCCCCAGGGCGCTCGGCCGCGGCAGGGCATCCTCCGCTTGCGCCGCTGCTCCAGTCCGCGGCGGATCCGCAGGCTGAGCATCCGCGACTCCATCTCGGCCAGGCTCGTGGAGATCCGGGCCATCAGGAAGCCGGTGGGTGTGTCCGTCTCGACTGCGCCACCGTCGAGGGTCGTGAGCCGCACCCCTTTCTTCGCGGCCAGGATGATCAGTGCATCGGTGGCGCTGGCATCCCTGCCGAGCCGGTCCACGCGGGTGGTGATCACCTCGTTCACCTGGCGGGTGTCGATCAGGGTCAGCAGCTCGAGCATCCCCGGCCGGTCGCTGCTCAGACCGCTCTCCACGTCGGTGATCACCCGGTCCACACCGGCCGCTTCAATCCGGGCGATCTGGTTCTCCAGGGCACTGAGCTGCTCCCCGGAAGCCGTGGAAACCCTGCAATAACCAACGCGCATATGGCTCCTTGGCCTTGCGCTGATCCTATGTAACTGCTTAGATGGTTGGCGAACACCGCGCACACACCACCGATGGTGGCAACAGCTCCACTACCCCTCTCCGAAACCGTCTCCCTGGTGCTGGCCGACCTGCAGGACGTTCGGGATGCCCTGGAGCACCTCAGCGATCTTGCGGCAGATACGCCGCAGTTGGCCCGCAACCTCGAGACCTGGGCCGGCCTCGCCAAGGTGCTCCGCAATGCGGTCCGCCTGGAAGTCCGCGCCGCCCTGGAGCGGGAGGTGCAGGTATGACACCCATGAAGCTCGGCGACGGGCTCCGGTTCAGGATGCTTGTCCCCTGTCCCCGTTGCGCCAAGCGGCACCGGGTCCTGCAGCGTGCTGAAGGCAGCCTGCTGAATCAGGTGAAGTGCGGCCAGGAACTCCTGGTCGTCGGGATCGAGGAGCGCTACCTGCCCCAGGTGAACTGAGGTGGCCGACCATCCCATCACCCCACCGCCGGAGCTGGTGCAGCAGTGGGCGCAGATACCACCCGTCCATCAAGCGGTTGCAGACCACTGGCAGCACATCGCCGCCCGCGCCGCCCAGTACGGCGCCGACCAGGAGCTGGAGGCGTGCTGTGAGTATCTGGTGCGCTGCGCCCAATGGGAGCCAGAGGATGTCGCAGAACTCCGTGCCGCCAGACGCCCAAAGCCGCCGAG